CTCGGACTTACAGTCCTCGAATGTTGGGGGAAAAACTTTTTGTAAAAAGTTTTTGCCCCCAAACCCCCGTTTTCAAAAACTTTTATTCGCCCCCTTCCGTCCCCCGAGGGGGGAAACGTGTTTATGTTATATAATACAAGGGCTACGCACCAAAATCGGCACCAAAAACGCGCATAAATTATCGCTTAGCATAAAACTTGTAATGATCACTCACAGTATCTGGCAAGAAGCGACAAGGAGAGACGCCAAGTTTTTCAGGGAACACCTTCAAAGTAAGTTCATCGAAACCTTCAACAGTCGTAGGTATTTCAAAACTTACAAAATTGCCTTGAAAACTTACTTTCATACGCGGCTGACTTGAATGAAATCCGTAAACAAGACCGCGAGAAATGCAATAGACAAGGAATTGCTTGAAATGATCTATACTTGCTATCATATTGTTATTATTTATTTAGTTAGTTATTTGCGCGCGCGCACGAAACGCGCGCGCGCGCAGTATTAATAATAGTAAGGCAGTGTAATATTATGCTCAAATTCATAAACCGACTTCAAAGATTCATACGCAATCTCAGTAAGCATTGAGCAAGAATCAATCCAACGACTAACAAGAGTCCATAGACCTTTGTTAATAAGATGAACCTTAACAAAACCACTACCGTCAGTGGTATAAACCAAATAAGAATGCTGTGTTTTCATTTTTTTAAAGTTTTACGTGAAACAAATGTACTATCAAAGTTTCCTTTAACTTTGATAATACAAAATTACATAAAAAGTACAAATGTACCAAATTTTTTACGTTAAATAATTGTTAAATAATTGTTAAGTTAATGTTAACAACGCAGTATCTCAGCCGAAAACTCGATTATTAAAAAAAATGCCTTACAGCATATTGTAAGGCACTTCTTATATGTTAAGTAATTGTTAACGTAAAAATCCTTTAATTGAGGACTTACCAGAGGAGCTACCACCGAAGAGGTCGAAACTTCGTCCAATACTCTCAATTCCTTGCAAACCTTGCATCATAAAGTCGCTCGCTGGGAACGGATTAAGAGTCTCCAAAGCGCGGAGCTTATAGACATTATTACGAAATTGCGAATTGTTCCACAAACCGTTAACGTCATTTGTGCGCAAAATGTCTGATGCAATATCTGAGCGAAGAGAAAGAACCTGATTGTTAGAAGCAAGCTGTTGGAATTGTTGACGACTGATTGAAAGAGCCATAGCAGCTTGACGGTCAAACCAATCAACTTGCTTCTCAATCAGTCCGCGTTGCTTGTCATTCAAATTTACGCGGCTGATTGATTCAACAATATTTTGCCGAATTTCGGCAACCTCGGCAGGCGTAATTTGCTGACGTTGCCATATTTGGCTACCAAGGTCTTCAATTCTTTTGCCTATCTCTTCCATTTGTTTCGGAAGAAACTTATCAACCATAAATGCAAGGCGCCGAGTATCCTCGGCAATGTTCTTTTTTTGCTCTCCTTTGACTTCAGTATCAGCAATAGTGTTAAGTTCTTGTGCACGGCCTGTAGCAGTGTCCTGCATAATCTTATTAATGTTAGCTTTAACCTCATCAGTGTCAACTCCAGCAGTCTTAGAAGCATCAGCGTAATTCTTAACTTCTTGCGACTTATTCAAATCAGTTGCACTCTGTAACTGCGTCATTCCTTGCGCAATATTAGCAATATTGCTCAGGGCAGTCAATGTATTATTTTGGAACGCAGCTTCATTAACGGTGTTAGAACCTGAAGCACTGGCAGCCGATGGCGAGGTGGCAGATACAGAAGTATTTCCACTATCTGTCTGCATCAAATAAGGATTCAAGCCAGCAGCCTTATATCGCTGCATTTGCGCAAGAGGCGAATTATAAGACGACTCTTTGTTAAACTGATAGTCATAAAATTCGCGCTGTCTGTCATAAGCAACTTGCGATTGTTCAGCGTTAAACTGTTGTTCACGCTGCAACATATCAACATCATAAGAATGCTGACGCTGCTGTGCTTTTTTTGTTTCCCAGCCCATAACTTACGAATTTTGAACAGTTGCAGCATTAGAAGAAGGCACAGCACCAGCAGCGGAATTGGAAGCAGCGTTGGCAGCAGAAGGATTAGAAGGAGCAGCGGCGGCAGTCTGCGAACCTTGAGGATTAGCAGAGAACGAGCCACGATGGCGGTTGGGATCATAAGTCACGGCAGTAATGCCAGGACCAAACAACGAGACAGGCACATCACTATTAGTATAGTAAGGCTTTGAAGTATCGGCAGAACCTACCGAAACATTGTTTTTAACGTTATCAACAGAGGTATCAACGACGTCAACAACAACAGAGTCGTCAACAAACATTGTACGACGCGAAACGTATGAATAAGGTGTACGAATTTCCATAACAAAATACATTTTAAAAATAGGTGCCGATTTTTTTTTCAAAGTTTCAGAATCAAACCACAATCAAAAAACGACACCTATAAAATTATTAATCCATAGTAGTAGAAGGTACAAGAGGCAGGCAACGACGGACAGAACCATTGTTAAAGCAATCAACGATAAACTTGTCAGAATTATCATTGACAACCGCAAAAATACGATTCAAATCACTCAGAAAACCAGCGTTCATATAACTAACAAAATTATTAGAAATATAAGGAACTGAATTGAAGTGACGGAAAGTGTGCCAGAACTCAAATTCCTTACGCATTTGACCAGCAACAACATCTTGTGCAAACTTCCAACGAGAATAACGAGGAGTGTAACCGAAAACAGTAGGAGGATCAACAGATGAATCAGGAGCAGAAGTACGAACATAAGCAGCAGACGAATCAGAGTTAAACGTATCAACAGAAACGTCAAGACCAATTCCGACACCTTGAGCAGTAGTCAAATAATTCGGAGAATCAACAAGATTTTTCGTAAAATATTGATTATTCTCAACAGCGTTGTTATCACCTTCAACGTAAGAAACAGCAACATTAGGTGTAATGTTAGAGTAATAAATTTCCTTAAGGGGAATTGACTCAGCACCCAAGTTCGCAAATTGAGGAAATGGATAGTCAAGCTGCAAATGATGCCAAAACTCAAATGGCATACCTTGCATATACTGAGAATCCAGAACAAATGAGAGAAATGAAACAACAATACCGTGCTCATTAAAATAATGATTAACAGTACCGCTATTACCATAACCGTCTGCAACGCCAGCACGCTCACCAAGAGGACTGCCATTATCACCAGTAGTAGTCTGTGAAGTCTGCAATTGCTCACCAATTTGAATAGGAATTACCTGAGTACCAAGAAGAAGCGGTTTTTGATAACGAGTAGACTCAGGGTTAGTGCCAAAAAGATGCTTCATAAAATTGTAAAAATCGCGGGCAGAAGCAGAAACTTCAAGGAATTCCTCAAGTTTAGAAGCAGTACGGAGAGCGTCAATAGTGTTAGGAACCTGAACACTCACACCGCCATAATTTGGATCAACACAAGCAGACGTGAAATAATCCTTCTCAAAATTACGATATTTTAACACTAAAAGACCGTTGTAAAATTTCGGAAGGACAATGACATCGGTAGCAGAAGAACGGGAAGTAATGACAGAACGAAGCATCTGCTCAAGGTTAAAACCTGTAAGCAAAGAGAACATTTCTTCTTGAGAAGAAATCTTCCACCAATAGTCAGAACCTGTAGAAACATTTGGAGGAATACCGAGCAAACGAACATTCCAGCCATAAGGCATGGAGCCATTATAAGCACCTCCAAAATGAGTGGGATTAGATACACAACCATTAACTTCACGATAATCAAGCTCCGGCGACTGGTTTTGCTCATCGCGGTAAAAGTTGTGCCAAATCGACGATTCACACATGAAGGGAAGAAGGTTGAAGAAATCATTTTGGAAGTAACCAAGCTGAGTTTTAGCAATCAAATCAGTCGGAACACCGTGGTTAGACAAATTACGCTCAACTTCCTGACATTGGAATATGAAATACGAAATCCAATCAAAAAAACCTAACTTGTTAGGGGTATCGTTAGAGCGCGAAGAGCCAGGATCAGGAAAGAGCAATGTAACCTTAATAGGTGTCAAATCAGGGTTACGACGGTCAAAGTTATACTGCGAAAGTGTTTCACCAACATTAGAGACATTGGAAGTAAGATTCACACGGCGAGTAGATTCCGTGAGAGACCAAACAATGTTAGTAGGAGATTGAGCAGAACCTTCAGAATTCTCATAGACAGTATAAAACTCAAGAGTGACACCAGCATCAGTCTGAGAATAATGAATCTCAAAATTATCAACGACAGGGAAAAACCCCTTAGCAATCTTACATATCATAGCAATAGTAGTCATTGAGCAGCAAGGCTCAACAAACTTGCCTTTGTAAGACTGTGTGAGAGAACGTGACAAAAAAACATCTTCAGGCTTGTCACTGATGAAACTATTCCAATAGTTCCAAACAGAGGCAAACGAGCAGTAAAAAGAGTTGACAATGCCTTTAATTCGAGTAAAGGCAGGCGAGACCAACGGAGGAAGCTTAACCATAATATTATGGCTCAATTTCCACGTATCCGAGGGAATAACAATCTTATGATAGATAGAATTCAACGAGCCAAAGCCGTTTACACTACCAATCCAATTGTTATTCATTGTAAAAGTCGAGTATTCTCGCTTTACATAATCGGTTATTTGCTGAAAAATATTCATACAAATTGGATTAATTAAACAATCAGTTAACTATAACAGTACAAATGTACAAACAACTAACAAATATAACAAATAAATTTAGTTAAAAAATGTTAATCATCTGTAATTAAATAACCATTTTCACGAAGTTTTTGTTTATGTTTTTGAAACTTATTATAATAATAATCATGCAATTCTTTTCGACAAACATCAACATTACGAGAACGAATAAGACTGACAGCACACTTATATTTCAAAATGTCATAACCAATTGCAGTATCTTTATAATAATTTGACATATCATATTTAGACCACCATTCAAAGAAATTTAGACCTGTAACAAATTCAACAATATTAGATTCTTTAACGCCAAATTGCTCATAAATACGCGCAGCAAGGTTATAATAAGAATCACGCGACATTTGCAACAATTCTTCTTCCGAGTAAGTATCAGGGTGCAACTTCTTTTTGACATAACGAGGAATGTTAACCTTATAAACGCCGTTATAAGTGTAATTGGAACCTTGATTATAATTAGCCAACATAGTCTCATCATTGACAAGGTCTTTGCCAATTCCGCCGCCGTAAGTAGATTGGCGGCGGAAAATAGGCGACACTTTTTGTTGAAGTTCGTTGCCACAATCTTCTTTCATAGAATGCTTACTAACATAAGCAATACGACGTTCAGAAACCTCAGAACATTCAACCAAACCATATTTCCAAACAGATTCAACAATCTTCTTAAAATCACTAAGGCGAAACGAAAGAGGAGAGAACACAATAACATGGAAATGCGGTCTATGTGTATAAGTACCATACTCACCATTTAGAACCATTCTAAATAATAAATTCTTAGAATATTTCTTAATAACTTTCTGCATACCTTCAAAAAAATTTGAAGCATGACGCGGCTCAAGGATAAAACGTCCATAGCAATCGAATGGCTTGTGCTTTCCAAAAGCCTTACAACGGTCTAACTCCTGACGACGTTCTACTCGACTGAAATTCCAAAAAACCAAATTTTCGTCAGAATATTTCAAAGTCAAAAAAAAACAGGACTTTGAGGAAGTAAATTCCTTTTTCATACGAATAACCGAAGCAGCACGAGCAGACTGCAAACAGTCATAACATTTGCCGCAAGTCTTCACAAAAGGAAT